CACGCGCACGCGGTTGCCGCCAGCACGAGCATCAAGGGCAGGGTTGCGCTGGATGATGCCGCTTTGGACCCACTTCGATTGCTCGAAAATGCCTTCAGCGGTGTACTGAAGAAACTCGGGAAGAGTTACAAGGAACGAGAGAAAAGTTCCCCAGAAGTTGCTGTTAGAAGCAGACATTAGGTAGCTCCAGTGGAGTCAAGGTTGGGGAGGTTGCCCCACAGGGGCTAGAGGCCGGCTTCAGCTTTCAACAACCGGGCTTTGTCGGGATCGCTGTTCAGCATCAGCATTTGCTGAGTGACGTTCCAGCTGTCCTTAGACCAGGGGTTGGCTTGGCCGGGGAGGGAGGTATTGCGGGCACTACCCGTAACACCCATGCCAGCGCGGTTTGTAGCTGCAAAATGATGCTCGTAACCGCTGCCGGGGTTTTTCAAGTTGGCGATGTATTCACCAACTGGAACTTCCACGCCGCCGACAACAGCCACAGGCTGTCCTTCTTTAGCGCGTAGGTTCTCCTGAAGTAAACGATACAGCTGATCGGGTGCCAGTGCACCAGCTTGCGATAGTTGTGCTATCGCGGCAGATTTCACTTGTTCTTGTGTAAATCCTTGGCGGATTTGTTCCACTTCGGATTCTTTTGCTGCCAGTCTTTGCTTGAGGTCGGCGACTGTTTCTTGGGCTTGTTCCCAGAGAGTTTTGAACTCGCCTGACTCGGCTAGCTTTGCTGTTTGGGCGGATTCCTGTGCGATGCGCAGGTCTTCGATTTGTTTCTGTAGATTTTCGCGGTTCTCGCGGTCTTTTCGGCGTTCGGCGATCAACTCTTGGTTTTTCGCACGAAGCGCTTCGAGTTGGGCGGCCAGATCGGAGCTTTCAGCCACAGGCTGAGGGGCAACAGGCTCCACAGGAGTCACTGGTGCTTGCTGTTCTTCAGGCACAGTTGTGTGTTACATGGACGCTTTTAGTTTACAAGAGAAGAGTTAATACGTTCCATCATTAGTTGAAGCTGGATCTCCTTGGTCGCCTTTGGGGATCGTGAAGTTGAGGACCGCTGCTGTGCTGCTGCCGCTGTTAGTGACCACGACATTGCTGCCTGCCGAGCCGGTTGTGACGGCGCCGATTGTTATGGTCGCGGCGGTGCCAGGCTCGCCTTGGGGGCCTTGGGCGCCAGTGGCACCTGTATCGCCTTGTGGGCCTTGGGGGCCTGTCTCGCCCTGTAGGCCCTGCTCACCTTGGGGACCCGGCTCGCCCTGAATACCTTGGATGCCCTGGGGTCCTTGCGCACCTGTTTCGCCCTGTGGACCCGTTAATCCCTGGATACCTTGTTCGCCCTGCGGACCTTGGGGGCCTTCGGGTCCGGTAGCTCCTGTGGAGCCTGTCGCGCCTGTTGCACCGCGCGGGATAACAAAGTCGAAAACGGCGGCGGATTCTGTACCAACGTTTGTGACGGCGGCTTCGGTGCCGGCGTCGCCTGTCGTTGTGGTGCCGATGGCAATCGTTGCTGCCGTGCCGGCGCCACCGGGGAGTGCCCCGCCAACGGTTAGTCCGCTTACCTGTGTGCGCGTGACAAGCTCAAAACCTTCGCCCCAGTCGTCGTCAGTTTTGGGGCCGTAAATCGTGAGCGGGTCGAGATTGATGTACCAGTCGCCGTCGGTGCCGAGTGTGGCGTGTGGGGGGCCGTCGCCTGCGTGGATCGTGTTAATTGCATCGACACGCTGCGTCAGGCGTACCAGTGCGGTGACTTGGGCGAGCGTTAGCTGCTCGGTTGGGGTAGCCATCAGCGGGACAGCAGTTCGATCAGGCGATCCACGCGATCAGGCGTCATTTCAGAAGACAGGTCTGGTCCTTCCTCCTCGGTTGTTTCTGCCTCTTCGGTGATTGCGGTTGCTGGTAGCCCAGCCGCTTCCATTTCGTCCTCGACATTGATGTTGTCAGGCAACACTTCGCCGCGACGCAGGATCTCCAGCAGCATCGCGTCGCTGATCTTGCCCATCTGGTTCAGCTGTGCCAGTACAGATACGTCTTGGCCGATCAAGCGGTAGTAGTCAAAATCGCGGTCGATTGTGATTTCAGGCGGTTCCATGCCGACGTATTGGGCGGCAAAGCCGAAGGCTTGTTGGAGGGCGCTTTCCAGTTCTTGGCTGATGATCGAGAGCACGCTGTTGCTCTGGGCTTGGTCGATGCGCTTGGCCTCGGCGGACTCGGCGACAAACTTTTGACCGAAGAGTTTGGTGACGCCAAGCGTCGACATTTGGCCCTCCAGTGCTTGGAGTTCTTGCATCTGGGCGTCGAAGCTGGTGGCGTCGGCCTGTACGTAGTACGCCTTGTTGCCCGGTTGCATGGCGATGGCGTAGTTGACGCCCATCGTTGCTGAACCCGTCGTGTCGTCCCAGCCCTCTAGGACGAGGGTGGGCATGGCCGCGATGTGGAGGGCATGGATAAGGTCGGCCTGGCGTTGGTAGTGCGTGATATTCAGGTTGGCGATGTCCAGCAGTGGGGGCTGGGACACCAGCAGGCCACGGCGGTTGCTGTAGATCGGGACTAGGGGGATTTCGTCGAGGCTGTAGCCGCCGGTGGCGGTGAACTCGACCAGTTCTTGGCCCAGTGTGTAGAGGTCGTAGCGGCCGGGGTAGATGACGCGCATTTCCTCAACCTGTTCTTCGCCGAATTCGTTCAGCGGGCGAACGTCGTAGTCGTGGATGCGGACTTGTAGCAGGCGGTTGGTGCCGGATTCCTTGCGCCAGCCCCAGATCTGGGGGGCATCGACGTGGACGAAGTAGGGGCGGCGGCCCATGGCGCGCTCTTCGGCCAGATTGCGGGCTTCAGTTGCTGCCGGATAATCCACCAAAATGGCGCTGTGGCCGTAGGTGAGGCTGCTTACTAGGGCGCGGCGGGCGTATTCGTTGATGTTAGAGCCGAGGCCGTCGATGTTTTGCGCAATTTCCAGCCAGTAAGGGTCGCCCTCGATGTGGATTGGTTTGCGGAGGATGGCACCAGCGGCGGTTTCGATCAGGCGGCTGGTGTAGGGGCTGAGGACGCTGCGGTCTACACGGGTTTGGTATGCGTCGTCGTCTTCACGCGGTTCCTGAGGGAGATAGGTCTCGCTCATGTCGCGGATGTAGTTCGTGCCGCGTGTGACAGCTGCCATTACGCCCCAGTCCGGCATCATGCCGATTACTTCGAGGCTGCGGACGAAGGGAGATTCGCTGACTACAGCTCCAGTTGGCGGGATATTGGCGCTGTAGACCACGGCTAGGCTCCTACTTTGTACCTATTTTGGCACTTAATCATCGTCGTCTTCCTCGTCGTCGGGATCTGAAATAGGAACTAGCACTTCAATGCCTTGGGCAAGCATTGATACAAAGCCGCCGAGGATTTCGGGGTTTTGGGGAGATTTGAAGACGAATGTGGCATGGGTGAGGCCGTCTTCAGCATCAATTTCGATGTGAACACAGCCCCCATTTACTGTTTGGATTGCCATTAGCCGTGATACGCGACTGCAATGTGAGGGACAACAGTGGGCGTTCCAGAGCTGACTTCAGAAATACGCATACGGATCTTGGCGGCAGGTTTGCCGTCGTAGAAGTAGACGTATTGACCGCTGGAGTTAATAGTTTTGCTGGTATCAAGCGTGAACCAGTTGCCGTTGCCGTTGAAGCTGCACTCCAACTCCAGCTTGAAGTTGGCGCCGCCGGTAACTGTGGCCGCAAATGTGTAGCTAGAGGATTGGGCAGGAACCTCCATCCAGTCATCTAGCGCGGTGAGATTCGCGCCGGTGTATTCGACGATGTTGGTGAAGTAGTCCTTGGCGGTAATTGCTTTGGCAGCCATGATTTATCTCCGGGTTATTTGCGACCTTTAGGTCGCTTGGCGGTTTTGGCGGCTGCTTTGAAAGCAGCAGCGGTGGGAGCACCTTTTGTGCCAGGTTTGCGCATTTTTTCGCCGCTGCCAGCTGCGATGCGCTTGCGTTTTGCAGCGATATTGGCGTAAAGGCCGCGTTTTGCCATTATTTCTTACCTTTTTTGGTGGTTTTTTTTGGGTTTTGCCATGCCGGCTTCGCTCATGGCGATGGCGATTGCCTGTTTGCGGGACTTCACCACAGGGCCTTTTTTGCTGCCCGAGTGGAGTTCGCCTTTGCCGTACTCACGCATGACCTTGGCGACCTTTTTTTGGGCTTTAGTCGGCTTTTTGGCCACGGTATTTCAGCTGTTACCACACACGATAAGACGTTTTGCCCAGACTCTCTGGTTTGGCCAAGTTGAAGGTTTGTAGGCATAGATAACCAAGGGCGTCAAATGCGTGGTCTACGCCAAGGTTTTTGTTGGGGAGGCCCGTTCCAGGGGAGTAGGTGAGGGTGCGGAGGGATTTGATTAGCTCCTTGCAGCGCGGGTGGATGAAGAGGCGGCGGGTTCCAGTCGCATCAAGCAGCGCGGTGTTGACGCAGGTGATCTTGTCGCGGATTTTCCAGGGGTTGCGGGGGCTGGAAACTGTGAAGCCGGATTTGCGGAGGATGTTGTGGTCCGTGGCGCCAACGCCGCTGGTTTTGCGGGCGCCGCCTGTGGGGTCGGGGCAGGCGATAATTCGGCGCTCCACGCCGTAGCGGGTTTGGATTTCTTCGCAGAGATCCCAAGTGGTGGCGCCACCGGTCATGATGATCTCGTCGAAGACCCAGAGAACGTCGCCCTTTTTGACTGCGCAGACTGCGCTCATTGGGTCCACGTTGAAGTCCACTCCAAGCAGGAGGGGTAGGACGGGGAGGTCTTGGACTTGTTTGTCGATGTTGTCGTCGCCGAATGAGACTGCGACGAGACCGCTGAGATTCTCGAAGCTGGCCTCGAATTCTTGGCGGAAGGTGCGGGGGTCGAGTTGGGCGCGAGCGGCCTCGATTTCTTCCGGTGGGACGTTATCGCCGTCAATCGTCGTGAATTGCCAGCGGCTCCAGTCCTTGTCGCCGCTATCCGCGTATTGCCAGAGTTCGTAAAACCAGCTAGCCGTGCCGTCCGGGGTGGAGATGAACAATGCCCAGCCTTGTTTGTCCGCGAGGGCGGGGCGGATTACCTCGAACCAGACCTCGGCATCCATGAAGGCGGCTTCGTCGAGCACCACGCCAGCGAGGCTTCTGCCTCGCAGGGCCATGGCATTTTCAGTGCCCTTCAGTTCGATGGTTGAGCCGTTCACCAGCTCGATCTTGAGGTCCGTTTCGTTCTTTGATTTGATCCAGGCTTTCGGGACCAGGCGTTTCAGGACTTTCCAAGCAATGTCTTTCGCCATTCGGTATGTAGGGGCGGCATAGAAAAAGGTTTCGCCCGGCCTTTCGATCGCCCCACGCAATAACTCGATACATGACAGGTAACTT